TTACGTTTATCAATACAACCGCAGACAGGGCAGGTACGGGAAGTATTCCGAGGGTCAACGAGTTTGACTACGACTCCCGCCAATATTGCTTTGTATTCGATAAAGTTGCGCAACTGTCTGAATGCCCAAGAGTGATGTTGTCTCCTCTGGCTGTGCCGAACCGTGATTCTGTCACGGATACCTCTCAAATCTTCCAGAGCGATACCCCTGCCAATGCCTTTAGCCTTTGCAACAATGCTCTTGGCGATAGTGTGATTGATATTGGTAGCAAAGCGTCTTTCTTTACGAGAACGCTTTACGAGAAGTCGCTTGGTTGCCTTCGTTCCTTTGGCTTGAAGTTTACCTCTCAGCTTGGCTTGACGCTTTCTGAGACCGTTAACCTGATTGCCAGAATACGTTTTGCCATCGGAATCAACGGCAATATTCACAATACCGAGGTCAACCCCCAAATATCCGTTTGGGTCATCGGGAGTCGGTTCAGGAGCATCTACCACAACAGCCAGATAGAAGATACTATCACGGAGAATCAAATCGGACTGTCTAACCTTACGGTCAAGCCGAGCCTCTTGATAATCACCGATACGTGTGGGAATAATCTGTCTGCCAGCCAAAGTCAGGATAGAAACCTTGTCCAATCCCTTCCACGAAAGGATGCGCTGGTCATAGACCATTGCCGAGTGTGGCTTGAAAGAGTGTTGATATTTCCTATCGGCTTTATAGCTCTCCGAGACTTGGGCAATCGCTCTTACCGCCATCTGCGCCGAGAGTTTATAATGCTCGCGAAGATAGCCGTAAACCATATGGTGAAGGTAATACTGCCCATAGGTACAGGTCTCAAAAGCCTTACCCGAAGCGTAGTTACAGGCTTCGTTAAATCGTTCCATAGTCTCAAGCAGAGCTTGATGTTGCTCCTGGCTAGGGGAGAGTTTAATCATCAGGGTTTGCTTCATACCTATATTGTAGACTATATAGTTCTGCAAATCAAGTATTTAATAGAGGAGGGGCGCATTCCTCTGTCACCTGAAGGAGACAGTCTCCTGCGCCAACGATTATGACAGTATCAGGAGTTCGTTCTGTTATAGCCGCGGCAGTGAAGGCGGTTACTGGTTTGGAATGCCACGCGACTGTTCCAGATGTAATACAGCCGCCGTTGGCTATACTGAGACCAGTTTCAGGCGATTGGGACATGAATCTGCCCAGGTCTAGCACCCGCAATCGGTACGAATTGACCATCGTTTTACCAGCTGGCCTGTCTCTCGAGGAGGCGCAGGACACGCTGGACGCCTACCTCGAGTCGGCGCAATTGAGGGACGCGATTGAGAAGGCGAATTACGCTGGGCAGGCCAACTATGCCCGGGTGATAGGGTGGCGGGATTACGCTCAGACTGTCCTTGACCAATACATAGGAGTCCGGTTTGACATAGTAGTTTACTAGGAGGTTTGACATGGCAGCAGATGTAACGAGTTTGGCCTTTGATTCCAAGGTAAGCATCTTCAAGTTAGGTACTGTTGGCTCGCCCACGAGTCCTCAAGACATTTCCGAAGACATTGCGGATGCGGGCGTTGAGTTTCCTTCGTCATGGCGTGACGTGGACATTACGACGTATGGTTCCAGCGGCTTGCGATACAACCCGTCAATTGATGACAGCAAGTTTACCATCGACTTCATCTGGAATCAGTTAACTACCAAAGGCACTCAGACAGTCGTCGGCGCGGTACATGCCGCAAAGACGAAGGTAGCCTTTGAGTATTATCCTGCTGGAGCCACATCAGGCAATACAAAGTTATATGGGGATTGCCGTTGCCCCGTCTTCCGTTTCATGGGCCGCGTTGGGAACGCTGTAAGAATCCGAGCCGAGTTCGATGTCGACAACGGCGTTGGCTTTGGCACGGCGTCTTAAGGGAGGCTGGTATGCTGGAAACTAAGAGAATTGAGCTTGGTGATGGCGATTATGCTGTGGCAATTAAGGAGCTGTTGCATCGAACAAGTCGCCAAGTTCAGCAGTATTATCGCCGATTCATGAAGCCAATGGGTAAGGCGGTGCTGCTGTCAGACGTTCAGGCCGGAAGAGCAGCGCTACTTAACGATTATGAGATTGACATGGCTTCTGTCGACGAAGACGAGGTTGCCGAAATATTCGTTCTCAATCAGGTGACGGAATGGTCATTCGGTGCAGTAACCTCCGAAACCATCACGAGCAACAATATGCCCTCTAGCAAGTATGAGGCTTTGAAGAAGGAGTTGAATGAGCTGTATAAGCCAGCCCCTTTTCTCGGGAAGCCAGGAGGGAGTTAGCGGAGCGAACCTTCAGGGCTATCCTGAAAGGAGAGTCCCTGCCTTTGGAGATGCAAGACAGCATGTTGCTTTACGCTACGGGTTGGAGCCCAGAAGTGTTGGATGGGCAACCCGACAGTCGCATCGAGAATTATTTGCTTTTCGTTGGCGTTAAGAACGTTATCGACAACGGAGGCGAGTTGAGATTATGAACGAAGCGACGTTAGGTATCCTGCTCACAATGGAAGACCAAGCAACGCCCAAAATGAAGAGCTTTGGCGCCACGCTGTCGACTAATCGAATGGCCATTCGAGAATTGGCCATGGGCGTTACCTACCTGGGGGCCACATTGCTGGGTCTGGGCATCGCCTTGGAGAAGTCGAACAGCCCGTTGGCTCAATCAGTCGGGCACATGTTTATGATGGTTGGCGGAATTGCCGCGGCCGTGGGCTCGTCCATCCAGTTCATTTCGGCCATCGCGAAAATGGTTGATGCCTTGAAGAAGCTACAAATCATGCAGATGATAACTCAAGCCCTTGCTGGCCCTGCCGGGTGGGTCACGCTGGGTGTAGGGGTGGCTGTGGCTGGAGCTGTGGTTGGAGCGACTATGTACGAGCGGAGCCAAAAGGGCGCTAGCCAAACTAACGTCCACGTAACCGTTCAGGGCTCAGTGATAAAAGAGAAAGATTTAGCGGAGTCAGTACGGCGCCAGGTCGTTTTGACACAGCAACGGAATTACAATACGAGTGGGGTGAAGTAGTGCGGACTACCAGAGAAGACTGGACTGACCACTGTCTCTTTATAAGCTATGCTACTGGTCAAGTCCATAGAGCTGTCGACCCACCGGGTGAGACCTGGAACAACATCCGGATTGGAGCCGGAACTGGTATGTTGGTATTCCCTGGGTTTCCAGCGGTGCAAATCTATTTTGAACCTGAATGGGTTATCCTATCGAGATTCTTGCTCGTTAAGGGAGTAAAGAGAGCAACTCACTACGGAACGGGACTCCATCCTGACGCCGTTATAATAAGCGGAAGGTTAAAGGTAATGATAGCGGGTAAGGAGACAGGCGATGACACTCCAACATTTAACGTATATTCTCTTACGCCCGCTACGCCCGGTATAATAGCTGCTGCTGATTATGCCAATGTTGGCGGCACAAAGTTTTCAGATGACATTGAGTACGATGATATAGCAGTGAGCGGATATGGCGGCGGGCCGTTTGACCCTGCTTTGTATGTTGTGTTCGAGCTCAACGCTTCCGGCATTGCTTATCTCAATCCGATACCCACTTACGGTAATCTGTCGCTCCGCGTAGCGAACTTTGACGCTACCGGAGTCGAGCCTAGCCCACCGGAAGGGGCGTCCATTCATCCGTGGGCAAGCAACGACAGCGACCGTCAGACAATACTTGAGCTGGATTACGAGTCTCCTCCAACAGTGGTTACCAGAAGCGCTATCAACGTCGGTACTTTCGGTGCGACTATCCGAGGAAGACTTGCCATCGACGGCGGACTAGAATGCACGCGTCGGTTCGAGTATGGCGAAACGGTTGCCTATGGTAGAACCACTCCATGGCTCCCTGTGACCGAAAATTGGCCTGATTCTAGTGAGGGCAATTTCCAGGAAGTCTTAACAGGTCTGAAGTTCAACACGACATATCACTACCGCGCAATAGCCCAGAACTCGATGGACGTAGATTACGGCGATGACATGACATTCACGACAGGCGAGCCTACAGATTACGCGCTCGTATTAGAACTGGCCTTCGGGCAATCAATCTTCACTGAATCTCCGGACTGGACAGATGTTAGCGGCGACCTGTTAAGGCTAAATACGAAGCGCGGTAGAATGCATGAGTTAGATAGGATTGAGGCGGGAACAGCCTCCTTCGTCTTGAACAATTCACACGGTAACTGGTGGCGTAACAACACGGGCGGTGATTACTCGCCTGATGTCAAACCGTTAACTTTGATTCGTCTCCAAGGATACTGGGACGGCACTTACTATCCTCTATGGTATGGCGTGGTGGAAAGCGTTCCGCATCGCTGGCTTGACGTCGGTGGATTTAGTCCGTACGTGGAAATTGCAGCAGTCGACATCTTCAAAACCTTCTCTCGTTATAGCCTTCGCGTAAGAAGTCTTCTCAGTGATGCAGCTACTACTCAGAAGGATGTTGTCGTAGAAGGAGCCTCCACGTTTTATGCAAGCCAAGAGGTCAAAATCGGCGATACTGCACATAGCGAGTACAATACTGTGGACTCAATTAGTGGCGATACACTCACGATGCAGAATAACTTGGTCAATACTTATCATGTCAGCGCTGGCGCTTACGTTAACAAATTTGTGGCGCAACTCAGCGGTGACAGAATCCGGGCTGTTTTGGACGACTTAGGTTGGCCTATCAATTTGCGCGACTTCACTCTTGGCGTTGGCCAGGTAATGGTCATTGAACATATACCTCCAACTGGTGGCACGAACGCGTTAGAGCATATCCAAAAGGTAGCCGAAGCCGAAAACGGAATTCTGTTCCAAGCTGGTAACGGCAAAATCGTTTATCAAGACAGCTTAGCTCGGCAAAGTTATCCGTACGATGAAGTGCAGGCCGTATTCACGGATGACGATACTGATAGCAAATATGTCGAGCCTGAACTCGTTGATGATGACACGTTCATCTACAACGGCGCGTCTATCAGCGGTACTGGTTTTGCCGAGATAACAATCCTAGACCTTGACGCTATATACTATCAGGGTGAACGGATACTTACGAAGAAAGACTCTTTGATTTACAGCCAAGCGGACGCTTTCGACCAAGCTCTGCAAATCGTTTTACGGTTCGCAGATTCTTTTCTCAGATGCAATTGGCTGAATATAAAGCCTGCCGCTAGCCCTGATGACCTTTATCCTAAAGCCTTCGGATTTGAACTCTCAACGAGAATTGAGCTCATACTTAACAGCGAGCGAAATCCGGCCATGTTAGACCAAGAATATCATATCGAGGGTATCGAACATAACTGGAGTATTATCGATGACCCTCGGAACCTCTGGATGACGAAATGGCAACTCTGGAAGGTGAACCAATATCGAATTTGCTCCGTGATTCCTCATACGGGTTATCTCATAAGGAGGACGGGATTAGACGACACCTATGATGACGCTCATGACGCCACTACCAGTGACCCAGCTCCTTACACTGACCAAGACCCTCTTTCGGTAGGTCAGGCCAGCGTCATGATAAGCATGAACTGGCTCTGGTCGATAGCTCGCGGATACATCGAGATTAACACTAGTAGCATTTTAGTGAAGGATACCGTCTTGAGCGCCCAACTAGCCTTTAATATCTACGGCGTTGATGGCTTCATCGGAGAAGGCAACGAATGGGATTTGACACTTGTGCCTGCTACAGGTGTCCATGTTCCGCTAGTGGAGGGCGATTACCTGGCACTGAGGGGCAATACGACCGATTACGGCCACGTAATGGTATCGCCTCCCAGTATAATCAATGGTTGGCTTGTTGTCCCCTTAACTCCTGCGGGTGTTGCGGCCATAGTCAAGGGCGGGATAACCAAGTTCGGCATCAGGAGTTCGAAGGACATCTCGAAGACCAGCCCCGGACAGGCTTACGAAGAATGGCTCGAGGATATTAGCATCCCTTCAAACGCGGGAATCAAGGTCACCGGCACCTTGACACCTAGACTATTCGTGGAGGTGGCTTGATATGGCTGGAATCGTTGCAAAGCCCGATGGCGCGAAACAGACATTGCCGGCAATGCTCGACGACAGTGGAAAGTTGCCGGCGCAAGAGTTGGGAGATGGAATGCCTACGGGTGTTAAGTTCCTGAGAGACGATAACACATGGCAAGAGCCGCCGGGCGGAGCTGTTGGCGACTTTGACGGCGGAGCTCCAGATTCTGATTATGGTGGTATAGACAACATAGACGCAGGAGGTCCGTAATGCCCGTTAAAATTCAATATAGACGAGGTACAGCGTCTCTGTGGACTTCAATTAATCCCATTCTAGCCGTTGGCGAACCTGGATACGAAATGGACACCGGGAAGTTCAAAGTTGGCGACGGCTCAACTCACTGGAGCAGTTTACCATATTCGTCTGGTATCCCTGGAGAGAAGGGCGACAAAGGCGACACTGGTGATACAGGTCCTCAGGGTCCGCAGGGTTATCAAGGACCGCAGGGTGAGCAGGGCATTCAGGGAGTCCAAGGAGAGGTCGGCGCTGAAGGTGATAAAGGGGATAAAGGAGACCTTGGCGATACCGGCCCTCAAGGCCAACAAGGAATACAAGGCGAGTCCGGTGCGAAGGGTGATACTGGTACTCAAGGTGCTAAGGGCGATACGGGCGATGCTGGTCCGCAAGGGCAGCAAGGCATACAGGGAATTCAAGGAGACCCTGGCCCTAATCAGGTAACAACCAATACTGATACGAATATTACTGGCTTGTTGAAGGGAGCCTCTACTAAGATTGCTCAGGCTGTATCGGGTACAGACTATTCTGCGCCAGGCCATCCCCACGCTGAATCTGATGTTGCTAATCTAGTAACAGACTTGGCAGCTAAAGAAACTCCATCAGGAGCGCAAACGAAAGTTGATACTCATGACGGTTTAATCAGCCCGCATGCTTCTGCCACCAATTTGGAGAAGACTGCTAACAAAGGTGCCGCTAGTGGTTATCCATCTCTCGATGCAGGTGTGTTGGTGCCTGCATCTCAGTTAGGTTCGGGAACGCCTACAGGAGCGAAGTTCTTGAGAGACGACCAAAGTTGGCAAGTTCCGCAGGCCGATTTTGATATATCCTATTTCAGGCATTACGGCACTACCAAATATGAGGCGTGGCATACTTCTCCGAAGGTCGGAGCTGCTCTGGCCGGTTCGGCGTTAACCATCAACAGACTTTACGCCATGCCTTTCCCTTGTCCGAAGGGAATGACTCTTGATAGAATAGGCGTATACGTGTCTACTCTGGGAACCAGCGCCCACGGACGCTTGGGCGTTTATGCTGACCTTGGTATAGGGGCGTCCTTCGTCTATCCCGGCTCTCTTGTGTTGGATGCTGGGGTTTATGATGCTAGCACTACCGGAGCCAAGGCCCTTACTATAAGTCAGGCGTTGCCTGGAGATATTCTCTATTGGTTGGTACTTGTCTGCGACGTCATACACTCTATATATTGCATCCCAGTTGCAGGGGTTATCAATATGCTGGGCCATTCCAGTGCTTTGGGAACAGCTCAAAACGCTGGGCTTTACGTTAGTCAAACTTACGGGGCATTGCCCAGTACGTTTCCTAGTAGCCCAACAATGATAGTTGCTGCTCCTATACCAGCAATTTTCGTAAGGCTTAGTGCTTAGATGAATGCTGACTTAGCTTTTGCCGTTGTGTTCTTGGTCAGCGCTTTATGTGGATGCGTAGCAATGGGTATTGCCATTCGGCGCGCCTGTAATCGGCTAAAGTGATTGCTCGGAGGTAGCGATGGATGATACACAGTTCAAGCAGAAGATGGTCTTGATGGTAGAGCGCAACAAGTTCGTGCTGGCGGTGATAATGCTTCTTGTAACCCTGGGTTGGTCAGCGTTTGCCGTCTATGCTACGGAACGCGCTATCACTCTACTCAAAGTAACTGATATATTGAGCGCATCCGGCGCCGGTGTTATGACTGGCATATTCGGTACGCTGACGACGTTAGTGTTCCAACACTATTTCAGGCGGGCGAAGCCCGAATAAAGAAAGGAGCCTATAATGGACTCTGTTTTACTTTGGGCAGTATTCGTATTAGTAGTAGGTCAGGCCACGGCTACAGGCGTCATGTGGTTTCGCATTGGTATTTTGACTAAGAGCGTTGAGAAAGCTTGCCCTTTCGGGCGATGCCCATTATATGAGAGGGCGAAGCACGAAGCAGCTCCGTCACGCGATAGCACTGAGCCAGCTTCGTAACTCTATTTGTGCAGAATGGCGACGTGCCACAACGTCCATATTATTTATCGGGTCGTAGAGCTTGTAGCGCTACAATGATGGCTCGGTTGCCGCACTTGATTTCTGTTGCATGAGTGGTATAATATCATTATCGGAAACTAAAGAAAGGAGCTGAAAGGAGGGGAATGGATGCGTGGATGTCAAGCAGTGGTCGTTCTGTTCCAAGTGTAAAGGTCGTGGTTGTCCAGTCTGTCATGGAACAGGCCGAGTAGCTCAAGTGATAACGCTGGACAGCCTGCAGTATCCGGTCCGTCCGGAGTATTTGCGGGCACAACAAAAAAGAGAACAGAGGGAAATCATTAAAAAGGAGCTGAAAGGAAATGCAGGAGATTACTGTAAAGGAAGTCAGAGGGCCCCTGGGTAAGGGCAAGCAGCAGTTCTATGCTGTTGTCGATGAGAAGGGCGGCGAGTTCACCACGTTCGATACCAAGATTAAGCAGGTCACGCCGGGCAGCCGTCTTGGTATCGAGATAAAGGTCGAAGGGAAGTATATCAATATCGTTGAATGGAAAGTGCTGGAGGAGGGGAAAGCTCAGGCCCTGAGTTTGGCTCAGGGCAATGGCGCTCACGCCAAGACGCCGGAGCAGTTCGGGGCAGAGCGCCGGAGCATTGAGAGCCAAGTAGCCTTCAAAGGGATGATTGAGTTGATGGCGCAGAGAAGGCAAGTACCGGATGATTTGAGGGAGGCGGTGTTTGATTATGCCCGGTCTCGGCTCCAGGTTGCGCCAGTTGTTAAGGCCAGCACAGCCAAGAAAGCAGAGCCGAAGGTTGCCGCCGATGCACCAATAAAGGAAGAGCTATTCCCGGGGTCAGAGGCGCCACAGGCCGCGAGCTTTAAGAATGCCGGCGAGTTTCTGACGGCGTGCGCCAAAGAGAAGGGACTAAACCGCAGCGATGTTGAAAAGAAGTTTGATGTCAAGTCAATGGAGGAGCTGCTGGAGAAGTGCGGCACCTTCGAGAAAGCATATCTGCAGCTGCTGGAAACAGCAGCCGGGGAAAAGTAGGCGGTAAGGCTAGGGTGGGGGTGCTGCTCATATGTGCAAGGTAGAGTAAAAAAATGACTGAGTGTAAGAGAGCCAGCCCCCACCTTCCCTTTCGGGGGAATAAAGGAGGAGCCATGAGGTACAAGATGACCAATCAAACAACAGGTGAGGTGGTAGAGGTGGAGGCCCCTAATCTGCCTGCAGCTTTTAAGGCTCAGGGTTGGGGAGAAGATGTTACTGCCTTTGTTGAGATATTGCCGGATATTCCGGCGGCTGCTGCCAAGAAGACGAAGGGGAAGAAGAAATCCACGGAGGGGTCGCCGCCTGCTGCAGGACAGCACCTAGAGGGCACTGAGGTAGAGGTTAGTCAGACAACCGTGCAGGAGGTGGTCGGGGTGCCTTCAGAGGCCGAGAAAACGGCCTATGAGCACAAGCAGCAGATAGAGGCGCTGGCTATCGAGGCTGAGGTCATGTTCTTGAGGATGGGCCAGCTGCTGTTCAATGCCCAGAAGAAGGGCGAGTGGACGGTTCTGCATTATGAATCGTATAAGGAATATATTGTGGACCTGAAGTTGCCGATGACCAATTCGTATAGCTGGGCGACACGGCTGTCCAATATCTATGAGTACCTGGTGCTGAACATGAAGCTGGATGAGAAGCTCTTGGCCGAGATAGGGGTGGCCAAGCTGACCAGGCTGCTGCCTCTGGCCCGGAAAGGTGAGCTGACCGAGGCGGTCATTGAAGCGGCCCGGGTTCTGAGTGACCTGGACTTGCGCGCTGAGCTGGGCCATAATGTGGGCGGCGGTAGTGAAACTGAAATGCTGGTGATATGCCCGCGCTGTGGCGATACTTTTGATGCTCGCAAAGCCAATCGACCGTGACAACTGAAACGATTGAGAAATGTCTGGAGTGTGGCGGTGCTACAGTCATGTTCAAGGGCAAAGGGCTAGATAGGGAGTATAAGGTGTGCTCTCAGTGGGAGAAGCCTGGGCATCTGACTCTTGAAGAAATCCGAGCCAAGATTAGCCAAGATGCCCGCCTGTCTGCTCCGCCCTCCGGAAGATGGGCATAGTGACGTTCTCGCCAGATGTAAGATGGCGAATACGGGTCAGGTCCAGCGGCCTTTGCGAGAGGAAGATGCCGGATGGCTACCGCTGTATGGCGCCGGCAGTTCATAAGCATCATATAGTTGCTAAGGGGATGGGTGGCCGGAAAGGAGTGATGCGTGAACTTATTAACGATGAAAGAAATGGCATGGACGTGTGCTTGCGCTGTCATAAAAGCGCCAGTTCGTGGAATGCAGATGCTGCTGATTTGGTGCCTGGTGAGGATTTTAGGCAGGCGCTCCGTACCGGTCGCGGTTTGGATAGGTATTTGCCGGCCAGATAGTGGCGAAAGGAGGAGGATGTGAGTAGTTACCGACAGCCAGTGAAGATAGATAATCAGGAGAAGTGCCCGCAGTGCAGCGTTGCCATTGTTCTAAA